AGACCTGATCAACGATGCGCCATTTACCGAGGGCATGCAGGGCATCGAATTTACCGCCGAGCAGCTGGCCGGGCAGTACGCGGCTGAGGCTCAAATCGAAAGCGGGTACGCGGTCGACGAGGCCGCACTGGAAGCGCAGCTTGAATTTTTGAGTGAGGGAGGCGCGAATTTTGATGCCGCCGCAGCGATCCGGTACGGGAAGGCTTTCGCAAAAGCTGCGACTCAAAAATAAAACCATATTACGCCCCGGGAGGCCGGGGCTTTTCGCCGGAGATCGCCATGTATCGAGTCTATTTGCGCACCTTCGATCAGCAGGTACTGCCTGAGTCGAAGACCATTACGGCTGACCAAGGCGCCGCCTCCGAGGCTTTTGTCGCGCTCGTCAATCGGAGCGACCTCGACGGGCAGAAGCTCGCCGCCGTACTGACCTATAGCAATCGCCAGATCGCGTTCCACCGCTTTGACCGCACGCCCGGCACGGCGGACTACTGGCGCGACAAGCTGGACGAAATCGAGTGGCCTACAGTCGGGCGGCCAGCAGAGATGGAGGGGGGCAAGCGGGTCAATGTGTACCTTGACGCCGCGAGCCTTGAGGCAGCGAAGCGCCTGGGTGACGGGAATGTCAGCGAGGGGATACGGCTGGCGCTGAGCCGGGCGGATTGACGCACGCGACCGCGCGCCAATGATGATGCCGATGGTGCCTGTGGGCATGCTTAGCCGGCGTCGCCGCTGACTTAATGACCGGACACGACGGTGTCGGCAGTGGCTGCACGAACCGGATGACCGTCCGCACCACTGGTGCGCGCCATGCGCCCACGTCCCAGCCGACCGCGAAGCCGATCAGCAGCAGCACCAGCGTGGCGGCCATTCTTTTGATTTTGTACTTTTTCACATTCACTCCTCGATGTCAGGAAGCGCTACAGTCTGGCCTGCGAGCGCGTGGGTGCAATCGGTCAGATATTGGATATATCCGTCAGTGACGAATGAGTGACAGATTCCGCACTTGAAATGCGGAGTCTTTTCCGGATGCTCTGCGTAGTACTTGCACCAGCAACTGCCCGGGTCTATGTAGTGACCGGATCGAGCCAGTACGCTCGGTGTCAGGGTCGGCCTGTCGACACTGCCATTCCAGATCCATTGCGAGCCAGGCTCAGACGCGCTCCGAACCGGGATATCATGGAAGCCACCGCACCCCGGACACTTGAACCGCATCAAGCCCGGGGCTACTTCGCGCAGCTTGCTCATGCCATGCCTTTCAGTGCCGCGTCGGCCGCTGCATATCCATCATCAAACAGGCGCTGACGGATCGCCGCCGGCATATTTCGATCCAGCGAGTTTGCGTACGCGGTTTCAACGCGCACGATTCGCGCGCCGGATTTTTCTGCGCTGGCGACATGCAAATCTTCATTGCTCGCCAACATCAAATCGATCACCCGCCCGGCCATCGTGGCCAGATCCATGCTTTGAGCCGGCGGATCGTCCGACAGGAGATAAACGCCGAGGCGCGGCGCGGCGTCGACCGTCAGTGCGTCGGCGGGCAGGTTGTCACAGCACCCGCCATCCACCAGGGTCATGCCTTGATATTTGACCGGAGTGTAGACGAACGGGATCGACGCGCTGGCGCGCGCGGCCAGGGCAATCGGCATGTCAGGCGTGGTTGCCTTACTGAATACAACCTGCTTTTCGCCGCCCAGGTCGGACGCGATAATTTTCAGGTCGATCGACAATTCGGCGAACGTTTTGCCACCGGTTTTACCGTGCAGAAACGCCAGCAGCTTGTCGCCCGAGCAGTAGCCGCCATTGCGCAGACCGGACCACGGATCGAACGTCAGCAGCGGCGACCAGTCCATCGTAGAGACGAGCTCAACCATGTCGACAATCGGCATGCCGGCGGCAAACAATGCGGCGCAGATCGAGCCACCGGACGTGCCCGCGACCTCAACCACGTCATATCCGGCATCGAGCACGGCTTTCAGGGCGCCGATGTGCGCCCCCAACCGGAAGCCCGACCCCGAGAATGCGAGTCGGATTTTGCTCATTTGCTACCCCTCCACATAACCCAGCCGCCGAACAGCGCAGCTACGAGCGGACCAACAACGGCCAGCGCAATGACGCCGCCGACGAAACCACCGACTGCAATGAGGATGTCGTGGATCATTTTGCGGCACTCGCTGTCAGCGGCGCAGACGCCTCGGCTTGAGCGATCACTGGCGCAATCGCGGCCTGAGCGATGGCGATGCCGAGTGTAGCGTCCTGCTTATCCTTGGAAGAGATGTTCGGCGCAGCCTGGATCGCTTTGAGCAATACCGGCACGGCGTCGACCTGCAACGACTTCAGGTTGATGGCGGTGGCGGCGGCAGGCGCGTAGCAGACCGAGGCGATGACCGGTGCAGCCTTGGCTACATTGGCTGCGTCGGACGCATCGATGGCGCCCGGCACGGACAACACCGAGACGACCGATTGCAGTGACGGGCAGACCTGCGCGGCGACTTGCGCCGGGGTTTGAGCGGTCGCCGCTTTCGGTAGCGAGGCGCAGCCAGCCAGGCAAAAGGCGAATGCGACGACGATCAGGGTGAGGATCTTTTTCATTGCGAGGACTCCTGAGTGGATTGCTGGGCGGGTGAGATTTGCACGGATGCGACTGTAGTCGCGGGCGGCGGGCGATTACTGGCGACGTGATATACGCCCAGACCGGCCAACGCCACCTGCAGTGTGTCGATGAACTGCGTTACCGGCGCCAACCCCTGCAGCACCAGCGCATACCAGGCGGCGAGAATCAGCGCGGCCCCGATGAACTTCTGATCGAATTTAGGCATTTCGGCTCCTTACGTGGATGCTTTGCGCTGTGCTGCGATGTGTTCTGCCAGCAGTTCGGCTTGGAACCGGGCGAGCGCATCAGGACAGGTGAAAATGGTTTGAGTGTTGTTCTGCGCCTTGTAGCCGATGCCGCCAGGCTGCCCCTTGACGACAAACGTGCCCTCGCCGGAGTTGCTCCAGTTGGTTGAGCCTTCGCCTCCGACCTTGCCGTCAGCAACAAAGCCCTTGGTGTGGCTGATCTGATGGGTTGCGGAATTGCCGATGACAAAGTGCGTGTTGAAGCCCACCGGGTCGCGCGCGGCGTCGGAGTCCAGTAAACGCTTTTCGTGCACGCCACCGGCCTGGGACTTGTCCAGGGTGATGACGCAGGTGATCGACGGGTCGTGGACGATGCCCATAATGATTTCGTTCAGCTCGTCATCGTCGTAGCCGAACATGTTGAGGTACAGGCTCACGGTGACGCGGGACAGAACGTGCTTCAGGATGTCATGGACGTCATCACGCCCAACATAGAACAAGTGAAAGTCCTTCGAGGCAGTGGGCGAGTACGCGCCCTCTTTCGTATACTGCGCAAGGTCGACCAGGTCAAAAGACTGCAGGGATTCGGGCATATTGGCTCCACAAACGAAAAAACCCGCCGAAGCGGGTGTGTTTTACACATTAAATTATGTGTTTAGACGGCTGGCTCGTCCGGCATCACGCCGGTGGCCATGGCCTGGCACAGACGCACGGCGCGCGCGCCAACTTCGCGATACCAGGCGCTAGCTTCCATCTGCGCAGCGGCCCCTGAATAGTCGCCGGACTGCATGCAAGCGAGCGCATGCGGGAACCCAAGTAGCGCGCCGGTACCCATGTTGAACGCCATGTTCGCGATGACGCGCGAGCGCACATCGTCAAGCTGGCGCCACCATGGCAGATGCGCATCAAGGCCAGCGAAAACAGACTGCAGATCCTCGGCCAGCAACTGGTCGACCTGCGCATCAGTCAGCGGACAGGTCCAGCCGGCCGGCAGTGGCTTTGCGTCGATGTTGTGGCCAACCCCTACGGTCCGCCGAGGTGGCGTGGCCGTGTCCAGATAGATCGTGTAACGCACACCCTCGTCCCTGCGCAATTCAGCTTCAAGTAATGTCTGGTTCATTCCCTTCCCTTTCCAGTTGCGCGCTCAATTAATTCCGTGAGGTCGCGCTTAAATTCACTGAACATCTCCCGGATCTCATCCTTTTTCAAGAACTGGCCCGCTACCTCGACACGCAATTCCTCGTGCGCTGCGCGCAACCTTTCGTGCTTGTCATGCAGGTTGACCAGCCACCAGCCAATGGCAGCCAGCAGGATCGACAGCAGCCCGCTCATGATGGACAGAAGCACCTCGGTGATTGTCATTTCGCCTCATTTCTGTCATAAAAAATCCCGCTCGCGGCGGGTTATTGTTTGCTGCTGGGATGTCTGATCAGAACGTCACGGACTGCACTGCCGCGACCGTGGTCGCAGCGTTCACTGCAGCCACTTTCGTCAGTAAATCCATGTATTCCGGCGTATCTGCAGCCTCCATTGCCGCTGCAAGGCCCTGCAGGTCCGCATAGGTGAACGGCGTTACCGGCTGACCGCTGGAATTGAGCCATAGATTAAGCGGCCACGACTGCGATTTCGCGCTGGCGACCAAGGCGTTCTGCAAATTCTGCGTATTCGTCGCAGATTGTGTGAATGTCGCGGTCGCGCCGCCGACCGTCGTATAACTGACCGGAGCGGTGATTGCGGCTTCGTATGCTGCGGTCAATTTCGTGATTTGCGCGACCTGCGCTTGCGCGAGTAACTGAGCCGCCGTTGGAGCGGGAGGCGCAACCAACACCCCGCTGACCACCGTCCAGCCTGCCTGATTCAGGCACGTCTGCCACTGCGTATCAGTGATCTCAATTGCGTTGACACCGGCCGGGACCGGGCTGTCGGTGCTGTCGTAAAACGCGGTCACATTGCCATTTGCGTCGTATGCTGCGAATTTTTGTCCCATAATTAGTCTCCAATAACAAAAAAGTTTACGACCGCACCACTTACTGCAGCATTCGATACATTGGATACGCATGCAGTAGACGCCGTCAGCGTTCCACCCCCGCCGTTGACAAAATTTGCCGTCAATATTCCGGATTGATACGTAACAAAGACGCGGAAATTGTTATTCGGGAAAGCAATTGGATGTGTAAAAGTGGCAACACCTGAGCTATTTGTCGTCACATAGCCCCACTGAATAATCAGCCCGCCCGGAAGCTTCTGGTATCCGGCTCCGCCGAGCGACGAGCCAAAATCTCCGTTTGCCCCTAGCGAGGCGGTTGAGCTGACGACCTGCCATGTAGTCGTCCCGACCGCGACAATCGTCATGGATTGGCCGCTATTCATTGTGATGGAGCTGGACGCCCCGCCAGGGCCGTTCAGGGTTACCCCAGACCCGGCAGTGACAACGGTTCCCGTTTCGCCATCTGTAAAAATTAGGACTGCCGCGCCACTGACCACGCCCAAGCTCGTCGGCGTTGGCAGTGTGAGCGTGCAGTTATTTGCGCTGGCGAAAAGCGCCTGGCCAATGTCTGAGACGGTCAGCGACCGCGACGCAGAGATTGTCCCGTACCCGCTAAACCCGCCCGGCGCAGATACGGGATCCAGCACAATCCAATGCGTACCATCGCATTCGCAATCGCTCAACAGGCCTGCGGTGATAGTGGCGGGGATCAATGTCCCGCCGGGCGCGTACTGCATCAGCGGTAACGCTGATTGCCCGGATGCCGCCAGCGTATTACTGCCCGTCGTGCCGGCCGATGGGAATTTAACGCGCAGCCGGGTTGGCGCGGTGTTGGTAACGGCAGGGGTCGGCGTAATCGTATATGCCGGCGCCGTACCAGCTGACGTGAAAGCCGTGCCGGCCTGCGCCTGAATCTGTCCCATCTGCACGGCGTGCTCGGACTGGGTGGCGGGGGCGACCTGCAGGGCGCCTGCACCCTGCCCGATCAACTGGAAGCCGCCAGTCGCAGTCGAATATTTGGCTCGGTACATGCCGGTGACGATCTCACCCCCCTGCAGAGCCCCGGCCATGCCGGTCAGCGGCTTGGCGCCGGAACCCCATGCGTTCAGCGTGCTGGCCGTGGTGTTCGGGTGCGCAGCATAGAACGACACTTCCAGCCCGTCGGTCAATGCATCCGGCACCGGGCCGGTCGGAGTAACGACATACGCGTTTGCGACACCGGCATCGACGGCGTAATTGCCATTGCCCTTCAGGAGCATCTGCAGCACGCTGTCTTGCAGGATCGGGGCGCCGGCGTATTGCGCGATATTGGCGCTGGTCAGCGATGTGGCGCCGTATGGCACAGTAACGACCCACAGGCCGACATAGCCGGTGTCCGGGGTCGGCGTGACTTGCGAGCCGGAAGCGGCGGCAACGCCGGCCTTAACCTGGTATGCAACGATACCGTCGCGAAAGGTATTGCTCGATGTGCCGGCATTATTCGGGCCGGACCAGGGCGAGGACGGGGTCGCGGCGTCGTAGAACTGCAGCACGACAGGGCTATTGCCGGTCGTCGGGTCAAGACTCAAATCCTGATCTTGGTACTGCGCTTCGATCAAATAATTGATCGACTGGCCAGAGGTGCCAGGGGTGGCGAGCGTCGAGGTCGTGTACGTGCCGAGCTGGATGCCCTGTTTCAGGATGCTGTAAGCCGTGTTTTGCGGCAACGTACCACAGGCGGTCGCCTCGATCGGCTCTATCTGGTAGATCTCGCCAGCACCAATCTGCACGGTCATTGTTGCGGGGCTGGTCGCAGAGCAGGTCAAGCCATTAACTACGGTTTCGCTCGTGCCAAACAATGCCGCGCACGCCTTGGCAATGGCGGTCATGGTGTACTGGGCTTGCGCAGACCACATCCACTCATAAATTTGCTGCCCGACCGAGGTTTCGATCCGTCTCATGTAATCCCCAAATAAAAAACCGCCTATTGGCGGCCGTAGAAATGAAAAACCGCCCGGAGGCGGTTGAATTGGCTTGATTTACGTCAGGTCGATAGGACCGGTAGCAGTGCTTTCAGCACCAGCACTTTGTCAGGATTGCTCGTCTGTACGGTGATAGAAATCAGGTAATGGCAGCCAGTCAGCCCTCCCGATGCGACAACCTGCACTGCCGCACCAATGGCAATGCTATTGCCGGCGACGGTCAGCGCAGTCGGGTTGATTGTGGCTCCGGACAAAGTCAAAACAGGGCCGGGGTCGACTCCAATCTGAGCACTGATTGTGGTTGATGTAATGGCGGTCAGTATCTCGCCAGGCGCGAGGCCTGCTGTGGCGTCGAACGTCAGTACAAAGGTCTCGCCAGGGTCTTTCTGGCTCATCATCGTCGTCATGGGTCCAATTCCTGCATAAAAATTTCTGATCGGGACCGTGGCATAAAAAGCCCTCGCCCAAACTGGCATATAGAAGCTGCGCGCCGGCAGCGCCGAATAGAACGACCTCACTGACGCCTCCGCATAAAATGACCGAGCTGAAATTGCGGCGTAAAACGGCCGGGCCTCCGCTGGGGCGTAGAAGCTGCGCACCGGGATCTGGGTATAAAAGCTCGCGTCAGGCGGGTAGCAGAATGCCGCAGAGGCGCTGGACGAAAACGCAGCA